TTTTATAACCTGATTTGATAATGTAAATTGTGGCGTATTAGGTTTGTCAACATCAAACTCGCCTCGATATATTCGCATTTCAATTTCAGCTGAATCAAACAAAACAGTTGGTTCTATAAATACATTAAACGGGCTTCTTGATAAAATAATGTTATCCCTAAAAAGTACATTTGCTACATCTACATAATTTAAAGTTACATTTGTAGAAACAGAAACTGTTGAAATAGTTACATCGCTTTTATTTAATACAATATCAACACCATCATTAACTTGAGTAACTGTAGCCCAATAATAAGGTGCCCAAAAGTTAGCTAAAAAATTATAAAGGTTTACTATTGTATCTAATTTAACAGCTCCTATTGTAATTTTTCCCGCTGTTAATATTGGTGCAAATTGAAACTGATAATTAGTTGCCGTTATAAACTCCGAAGGGATTGCTAAATTATAAGTAAATTCTTCTGTTGTAGTTTGACTAATTAATTCAGGTCCTGTTATAGTAACTAACCCGCCTGTAGTATTTGTATAATTATGCAAAGTAAAAGTATCAGTTCCTAACCCTGTAACATTTATATAAATATCATAAAAACCTGCAGCGTTTACTGTAGGAGATAATGAATAAGTTATAGATCCATTTGTGTTATAAGTTTGTAAGTTTGTTAATAGGTTTGTGATTGTTACCGATGTTGTAGCGTTTCTAATTGTATTAGTTATATCGTTTGTAAACCCTCTAAAAGTTTTATCTATATTTTTTAAAACACTTCCATTCTTTTTTATATCCAAATTAAAAAGTAAACCTATTGCAGGGTTGCCAGTAAACGCTATTTTAAAACGCCATACATTTGTAAATTCAGGGTTATCTATTAACCTAACTTCTATTTTCTTTGCCATTATATATCTTTTAAACTAAATTCCATAAAATTCTCAACATCCAATCCATACGCTTCAGCTACTTCATTAGGCAATTCTTTAAACGCCTGTTCAAATGGTTTGGTAAAAAACAAACTCGGCTTTATACCGTTGTAAAATATACCCCTTGCAATCGCCCATTTTAAACCCTCTCGACTTGTAAACGTTCCCTTTGCTGTTCTTGGTGCCAATCCTTTTTTAATCACCCATTTATCAAACGCTTTAGCAGGCGGCATTTTAGTTGTATATGAGTATTCGGTATTATATTTTTTCTTAACACCGCTAACACCTTTGTCCTGATACAACCCATATTTTTCCATTGTGAAATCCAACGTAAAACTATTAGGCATAACTTTAGCAACGCCATCAATCGAATTGCTTAACTTCTTACTCGAATCTTTATTCATCAAAGCTAAATTAGCTTTAGACTTAGCAATTACAAACTCCTTAAATTGGTCAAGTGTCTTTTGCGTTTCTTGTTTATTCATCGCACGGATCGTAAGAATTAGTAATTGATAATTCAAGTTGAAAACTGCAGCCATCTAACATATTTAAAAACTGCAGGGATATTGCCTCAGGGTTTGTTTGTGAAGCGACTTCAATATCATTTGCATTTATATCATTTAAAGAATAAAACAATCTATTAGCAATCGCAACCGCTTTGTTATAGTTGCTCAATTCGTTATCGTTTCTTAACCATTTATCAGTTGATGTTATTTTTGAAGTATCCCTAATGTTTAAAATATAAACATCAAATGTAAAGCTCATAACCCCCATTGCATAATTTGGATTAAAGCTTAAGAACTGAATATGCCCTAATGGATAATTTGTTTTTTTATCCATATCAATATCATTTGAAGTACCATGTGTTACTACATTAATATCGGGATCGGCAATTAACAATCCCTTAAGATAATTTATAACTGTATTAAATTCGTTATTCATGCTTTTTTAATTGTTTGTTTTCTTCATTTGCTAAATCAATCTTAAATTCTAAATAAGTGAGAAATTGATGGATATTGGTTTGCGTTGCTCGTTTAAAATCAAAATAGTTTCCTCCAGCAACTGTGTAAATTGATTGATACCAGCCCCATTTTCCGCCAAATGTTTCTCCAATAAATCTGTCTCCGCTGTCGGTTGTTGTAAAAAGTCCCTCGTAGCTTTCAATAATTCGCTGTTTAAATTCGAAAAAAAAACCATCGAACTGAGTAACAATTCTAAAGGTAGTTTTAACATACTTTCACACGTATCATCTGAGCCCTTATAATCTTCTAATATATACTTACTACCTAATTTCTTTTTAATTGGTCTATAAAGCACTGCCATTGCCCTGTGATAGTTTTCAGGATCGGTAAAGTATTTATCCAAATCGATATATTCACCAGCGCTTATTTTATCAAAGTTAGGAATGCGCCCTAAGTCTTTGTAAATTTGTATATCACGGGGCTCAGTATTTAGAACGTCAACAATTTGCTGCGCTATCTCCTTCATATCCTTAACAGGAATTTTAAGCACATCTTCAACACTTAAATCGCAAAAGTTTGCAATTACAGAAACCATTATAACCTCGTCATCTACTTCTTCAAGTTTTGTTATGCGGTTGTATTTAATAAACTGTTCAATAGTTACATCTTCTAAGGATGTTGGTATAAGTATCTTCATAATATATAAACGAAATTAATCAAAATTGTAACGCCCAAAATTAGGCTTGCCTATCAAATCCCAAACGGCATAACCTAATGCATCTAATAAATGGTTATAGTCATCAATCGGGGTTTGGCTTTTAGAATCGTGCCAAACGTAGTTATTTAGTTCCTTAACTAAGTTAGTTGAATTAGGATCTATTATTAATTTATAGTCTTGAACTAAAGCAATCCGCTCAATTATTGTAGGTTTTTTAATACCCTTAATATTTAAACCCCTGCTTTGTAATTCAGATATTAAACGGGGCTCAGCACTATCAGCAATTATTAAATTATTGGCACCGCAATACCGATTATTTTCATCGTAGATTTGTGAAGTTGTTAACCCCGTTTTATAAAGTAGTTCTTTGCAATATATTTGTTTGCGGTCCTTATCAACAGAAACCTGAATCAAAGTTGTTGGATCAATACTAAATCCAAAATCTTGTCCGTAAACAGATTTGTTTACTTCTTTAAATTCATCAATACGCCAGTTAGTAAATACAACCCCCTCAGCTTTGTTTAACCAACCGCCCAATATTTGATGTTTATATTTTGTAGGGTTGTTTACTTTGATACGTTCAACCTCGTTAATAAAAGATTGATCCAGGTTATTAATGTTATCTAAGTAGGTAGTGTGAATATAAGTAACATCTTCTTTAATCCCGTTAAATCCTTCTTGTATGCCCCTATCTTCAAAGAAGCGCTTATATATCCAATGTTCTTTTGTTGCAGGGTTAAGAATTAATATTACTCGATTCTGTTTGCCCTTTTGCCTAATTGATAAATTGATTTTATCAAAGACTGTTTCATCTGTTAGTTCTTCAGCTTCATCAACAATCCAGGTTGTAATACCTTGCAACGATTTTAAGTTAGCCGTTTGATCACCTGAGCTTGTTCTAATGCCACGAAATATTATATCGGTGTTAGATGTTCTATTTTTAATTTCTGTTTTGTTAACCTCAAAAAATGGCTCAGCATTCATTAGCTCAATCTTTTCTTGAAATTCAGGAATGATTGACAAATGTGCCGAAGTCATTGTTTGCCTTGTAAAAAGTATTTTGTGATCGGGCTCAAAAGATAATCCACAAAGATAGGATGCAACCCCAAATGATTTACTACTGCCGCGCCCACCTGTAACAATGTAGTAACGTGTATCGTTATTTACTAAAGGATAGTATTTAGGGTTTAATATTATCAAATTTCAATACTTCTTTTAAATCAAAGTTATTTATATTTAAGTTTGAATTAACATTTTGCTCAGGTTTGCCACATCCGTATTCAATTAAAATTTTAGATGCTGCAATTCTATCTTTAGAATTTTCATCAGGGTTAATCATTATTTCAGCTATTGTTATAAAAGCATTTTCTACATGGGGGCTTGCTAAATCAATAGCTTTTAATTCATCCCTTTGCGATGGTCTGCCAGCTTTACCTGCCGTACTATGCCCCCCATTGTTTGATCTGTTATCCATAATTAATAAAATTTAATTAATTAATTTTTTAACTATCATATTCAGCTAATTTGTTTAACTTTTTTAATATAGCTTTTTTAACCCCACCTGTAAAGCTTTCATCTGTAACATCAGCATTAAACGCCTCGTTATAAACTTGCAGCGGGTTGCTTTCAATTAGTTCTTTTTGTGCTTCAGTTAATACTGTAGGTCTGTTAAATGGAAAATGTACGTTAAGCCATTGCTTTCTATTCTCACATCCTTTACACTTCTTAATTTGGATTACTTCAGTAATTGATTCAACAATATCCCCGAGTCCTTTAGCTTTTCTTTTAGTTTTAGTTTGCATTGTGTTATAGTTCTTATTGATATACCACTATCCCGACTAAATTTTCGTAAGCCATCGTCAGTTGAATGGTAAATTATTATTTGTTCATGGCTTCTTAAGTTGTCAAATTCTATATTTAACCTTTCGTAAAAGTCGTTTATGCTGTTTAATTGATCCCAATCTAACAATTCAGCTATTAAATTAAAATCAAAATCGTTAAAATCAACGCAATCAATTCTATTTTTAATCGTTTTTTGCTTCTTTGAATCGTTGTAAAGTGATTTTAAAGTGAAGTAAACATAGCTATTATTGATTTCTTTATCAATTTTATGTAATTTTAAGTACATATCC